AAAGACCTGACCGCCAATTAAATTGACTGGTTTTAGTCCATACGGAGCGCTTACAGTTGGATAAGCCATATTAAACTCCTAAGTTAAATTAATTACCTTTACCAAATGTGGTCGTAGACTTACTCTCTTTAAAGAGTGGCATCCGTGGATCACTTTGGCGCATAAGACTATTATCTACGGCCTCCATCTGATTTTCTGCTTGATTACGGAAGAAACTGTTCCGTTGATCAACCAAATCTTCTGGCGTTTTGCAGAGTAATAATCCACTGATCTCAATATTCTCTTTGTATCGACTATTGGGATCTATCAACATTTGCATCTGTGGTTGCTCTTCAATACCTACTGGCTCCCAGCCTTCTCTCAGTTTCGAAGAAAGATTTCTTGGGTCGGCTTGATTCAGCGTTGCTACTCGTATCCATCTGTACTTATAACCTGCTTGTTTATCTGGTTCTGGCAAAAGTTCTGCTTGTTTCCAAACTTTAGGCCGTTCAGTTAACTCACGGGTTTCTATTTCTCTTGTTTTCGTTGTCATATTAAGACTCCATTTTTACTAGTTCACGGGCGTATTGCTCTGGCGTTAGACCTAACCTTTTAGCTATCGATAGCTGTGAAGTATTAAGCTTTACCTTTTTCGAGGATGTGCTTCGGTTCGCTGGTGCAACTACGTTACTAAGTTTTTGTCGAGGTTTTTCGTCTTCAATTTCCTCAAAATTTTCAGGAAATCTTCTGCGCATTGTTTCGTCAATCCGCGTGTAATACTCGTCAGTCGTGGCATATGCCATCCCGTTTTCCTTGACAAGCTTTTCGTGTAGCCCTAGAGCTAGACTTGTCATTTCATCATCTTGCCCAAACCAAGAGTTTCGATCTTGCCATGAGGAAGCTTTTTGATCCCGAACGGGTTTTTGCGGCTGTTGCTGTATTTGTACTTCATTTTGTTCTTCTTGTAAAGCATTTTTTTGGTTATTCGCAACATTTTCTGCTTTGTCTAACTTAATGCGAGCAGTTGTCATTTTTTCTTGTGCTTCAACTAACTTGTCGCCATCTCCAGAGTCATAAGCCTCTTTGTATTCTTTCTTTGCCATCTCCAGTTCTCGCTCTGCAGATGTTTTAAAAGAACTTACAGCATAACTTTCACTGTGACTTACTCGGCCTTTGAGTGATTTATTTTCATTGAATAACTGTTGAGCTATGTTAATAGCCTCTTGTCTTTCACGATCTGCCTCATCTGCTCGGCGGCGTTCATCATGGAAAATCTTTCTAAATCCAGCTATTTTTTGTTTAGCGGCCTCAGAATATTCATCCAGTTCGTCTTTATCCATGCTTTCGACAAACTCAGGTTCAGAAGGCGTTTTGCCACGATCCTGTTTAGGAACGTCACTTTCCACCTCAATTTCTATTTTTTCATCGGGGTACTTAAATTCTTCAAAGCCTAATTTATTTTCTGCCATCGTAAACTCCTTATTTTCGTCTAATACCACGGGGATCGGAAACTACACCTTCTACTGTATCGTCATTGATAATGCGGAACTCTTTATTATGTATGACTAGTCTTGTTCCTGCGTGGGGGCGTACAAGGATAAAATCACCCTTCTTACACCACGGCCCAGTTGGAAACTTCACTTTATCCACATAACAATCGGGTCCTAAATCTATTACAAATAACACTGTTGTAAGCGTTTCCTCGTTTCGCATTGTTTCGTCTGATTTGAGGATGCCTCCATCATGCTCTTTTTCCGCTTCTGGAATAGCGCAAAGTATGCGATATCCAGTTGGTTTTGGGAGCTGTGTCGCTTTCTCTTCGGCCTTTTTATTAAGAACTAAAGATAAATCTACTGCTTGCGCTAAGTCATTCATCGTCTGCCTTTTCCAATCTATCTTTGAGGTCTAATGCGTAACCCCGTGCGACTAGCAGACCTCGAATCTCGCCACACGTTCTTTTATACTCTTCGAATACTTCAAAATTACCTGTCGTAACAGCTTCTTTTAGTTGGGCAATTTTTTCGTCTATTTGCTTTACTAAAATATCTAGTGCCATCATTTTTTATTCCCTATTTTGGAACTTCTTTGTCTTGCAGCCATAATGCCTTTTTGCCTATTTGCTTCTTTAGTCATGGCATTTTTTTCTCTTTCCGCTGCCATATCAATACCCATTTTTGTTGCTTGCATCTCACTTTCACGGTCTAGCTTATCTCTATCGTAAGCAGTTTTAGCGCCAGCTTTTTGCCCTTCTATATCAACCTGAGACTGTATTCGATCTCGTTCAATCTGCAACTGTTGCCCTTTAAGCTGCGCATCCACTTGATCTTTCTGGGCTTTGCGCTGAACGTCTTGCATCTTGATCTGTAATTCTTGCTGTTGCATTTGAATAATTGGATCTTGCGCTTGCTGTTGAGCCTGCTCTTGAGCTGCCTGCGCTTGATTCTGTTGGAGTAATTGCGCAGATGCTTGGGCAATAAGCCGTGAAATCTGCACTTCGAACTCTTCCGGCATAGTATCTTCGTCTTCTTTGAGATACGGTAACGGTGCGCCTAACTGCTGTTCTATTAACTGGCGATACTTGAATCCAAAGTGTTCCGCTATATGGGCTTGTAAACCTGCCGTCATTACCTGTGCTTGTGGATTCTGACCGATAACCTTTGCAGTTAGCGGATCTTTTAGGAAGTTTGTATGGGCAGTAATATGCGCTTCGTGGTCTTGATAAATGAAAGCTTTAAGCGGCTTATTATTAAGTACATCCATATTCTCCGTAATTGGATCTTTTGGTTTTCTATCCTCTTGCAACGGAATTAACTTTTGGGCGTTTCGAATGCCTAGAACATCTAACATCTGCCGGTGTAACTGCGGTAGATTGTAGATCTGTGGTGCGCCCTGTGCTAACTGAAGAACGGCCTGATACTGCACAATCTTCTGTGCCATCGTAGCAGCGTTTGGATCACTAACCGGAATGACGGTTACTAAGTCATAGTCCGACTGTTTAGCTTTTGGACTACCTTCTTCAGGTTCGTAGTCGTATTCTTCAGGCGTGTAATCCCGGATAATCTCTTTTAGAAGCTTTAATTCTTGCTTCATCGAGTAGTGAATACGGGACTGTACCGCACTCATTACTTTAAGGGTACGTTCTAAGATGGCTAAAGTAGTCCCAACCGGGGAATTAGCTGACATATCAGATATCTTCATATCCGCTGCCGAGGCAAATCTACGACCTTCTTCTACTATCGTGCCCAGTAGACTATATAAGACCTGACTTGGCTCTTTATACGGCAGACTCATTAAGTTATCTTTTAGCGCCCCACTTGGAACATCCGCATCCCGCCATTCGCCCGGAGCTATCGGGGTATCATCACCTTTGATTCGCAATCCACGGGTTTTGAATCCGCCCGGTAGATTAGCCAAGGTTCCTGCATCCACCAATTGACGTATAAGGGAAGTGCCAGACTTGGCAAAAGCACCAACGAGATGGATAAGACCAAAACAGTAGAAACCAAAGCCCGGAACATAACCATAATGGACGAAGTGCTGTCTTTTTTGATGCGTTTCATCTTCTGGCCTCCAGTTACGCCGTATAGATAGAATAGTTTCAGAATCTTTATCTATAGTTACTACATAAGGTAGGGCTATGCCAGTTGGTTCGCCATCTTCTTTGTCCTCAAACCCTTCTAAGTCGAGGTCAACGTGCATTTCAAGAAGTTTGTAGCGGTCATCCGTGGTCGCACGAAAGCCCATCTTTTCTGCAATCTTCTTCTCTACCTCGTCTAGCGCTGAACTAGCCTCACCTAAATCCACGTCCCGATAGAACCCAGCATACTGCAGGCGCTTAACCTCATTCTCGGTTTTTCGCATTACATGGGTTACTCGTGGAGACTGTTCTAGACTAGAAGCCCCATAAGGCACGACTAAATCTTCTGCTGGAATGAACATTGATACTTGCCGATTTAGGGAAGGATCAAAGTAGACCTTCTTAAATGCATTACCAGAAAGTCCTAGTCCCCAGATCATTCGTTCATGTTCAGGGCGATATTCTGTCATTACATCTGTCAACTGGTAGTTCATGTCTTCTTGAACTCGTGTCGCAGCGTCCTTTTTTTCGGGAGTCTCTTTCCCGATAATCTGCGTTTTAACGGGACCCGCAGCTGGGAAAGTTTCCATGATGGTTTCAGCTTGGAACTTAACAAGAGCTTCAGATAAAAGGGGATGATATACAC